TAATTGGCTTTCCAGTTAATGCAAATTCTAATAAAGGTCTACCAAATCCTTCTCCCTTAGTAGCTGATACCATGGATTTGATTTTAGGATGATTGTACAATTCATTCATTTCATCATCTGAAAAGTCTCCATGAATTAAATATACATTAGGAAGTTTGTTTGATGGTACAGATTTTCTTATAGAATTAATTCTTTTCATTACCTCTCTTTTATCCATCTTTGATCCTCTCCCACAACTAGCTTTTAAAATTAATGCAGGGGCATTAGATTTATTTTTAAACACTTCATAAAAAGCTTTAATTAACAATCCAACATTTTTTCTATCATGTCCTATTTCTCCTTGTAACCAGTGACCTACAAACAAATAAGCAAATTTTTCAGGGATTGTATTTATATGATTAAATAGTTCTTTATTAGTAAATTCTTTAATTCCTTTATAAACATCTAAATTAGCACCTTCAAATAATACTTTAACAGGTGTTGATAATTTTAAAATTTGTTTTTCTCCCGTTTGTTGGTGTTGTACTTCATATGATGATGTTTCAAAAACATGTTTTGAATGTTTTGATGAAGTTAAAACTAAATCCATTCTATTACATCCCTCAATCCATTGGGGGGCACAAGCTGTTGTTTCAATCCCAGCTGTAAGTCCAATATTATACACCCCAACCTGTTGGAATTCATTAGGTACCGTAATTTGACACCAAATGTCTGGTTTAGATGTTAGATTAGGGATAATATGATTTTTCATAAAACCCCACTCAGGAAAATCATCTAAAAATCCTTTTCTTGTATTCCCCCATCTTTGAGATAAAATTTTTACTTCATATTTATCTGATTCAATTAATGATTTAATAAAATCTCTTGATCTAGCACCATAGCCTGAGTAAGTATCTACGGGTGCGCTTATAACAAATGTATTTTTCATTTAATATTCTAATTTATGGTTTAAAACTCTAGGTTTAAAATCTGTATCTTTGGAAAATGTGAATTTTTTTCTAGGTTTCCAAGTTGAGAATAACTCATCTACCCCATCAATAAATTTCTTACCCATTTTTTCTGCTGTAAATCCTGCTTCATCTCCTATAGCCCATTTTCTACCAGCATTACCTATTTTTTGTCTTTTTTCTTTAGACATTTTATATAATTCAATAATCTTATCTCTTGCATCTCTAAAATCACATCTACTATCCCAAATATAAGGTGTAACTGGTGAACCTACTAACCCCATAGCTTTAGGGAAAACCGGTAGTACCCATTCACCATGTTCTTTATAAGTACCAAATTGATTTGAAGGTATTTCTTTTGAATTTGTATACCAATCTCCTTTTTCATTTACAAATCTCATTTGATCTTGCATACCACCTGTTACATTGGCAATAAATGGAGTACCTGTTAATAAAGATTCAGTTAAGGCTAATCCCCACCCTTCAGCTGAAGATAGTAAAATCACACCATCTGCCATATTATAAAGATAGTTCATATGTTGGTGTGGGATTTTTTGACTTGAAATAACTACTGTTTCATCATCTTCTCCTAACAAGTATTCTACTACAGATGGTAAATCTGTACCATGATCACTTACAGGGTCTGTATGGAGTGTAAACTGAACTCTTGACTTTTCTTCATCACTAAGCGTATCAATAAATAATTTCCACGCTGCTAAAGCATCTGGGATAGATTTACGTCTAATATTTCTAGAATTGAAAAATAAAATAAAATCTTTATCTTGACCTCTAGTTATATGTGTTTTGAACTTTTCGTACTCATCATCCTTTTCTGTAATTGGGAAAAATTTCTTAGTATCTAAACCATGAGGGACATATTTAATAACTTTATCATTTGCTTTATCATCTAAAACAATTTTATTAATAATAACTGTTTGTTTTGAAATACCAAATAAAGCATCACACGAATCATAAAATTCTTCATTATATTGAGGTGCTGGTAAATCATCCCAAATATTTAAATATATAATTGGTGTATTTACACGAATTTCTTCCTCCATATTAAATAACCATTGAAAATATCTAGGATCCGTAATTAAGAAAATGGCATCTGGTTTTTCAATTTTAAGAATTTCTCTTAAAACATTTTCATCACCATACCCATCAACTGGGTATAATTTACAATAAGCGTCATCAATCCCTGCTTCCTTATTAATATCAGAACTTATATCTGAAATTTTCCCCTTATCTGGGTGTTTGATTGAACCTGCTATTTGACACCAATCATAATGATGAGCTGTGTTTAATACAAGTTCTCGTCCTATCTGAGCAACTCCTGAATGAACTCTAATGTCATCCGTAAGCAATAGAATTTTTTTTCTATCACCAGATTTAATATAACCTTCTTTCATTTTTTTTTAGTCTTTAATTTCTAAGTTTGTTTGGTTGTTAATTTGTTTTCTAAAATTTTCATCTGTAAGATACAAATAAATTGAACGATCAGCAAGTTTTTGGAAAGAAAACTTACGTTTTACACATTCAATTTTAAAATTTTCAAACAAATCACTTTTTACTTTTACACTTGTTAGTGTCATATCTTTTGCATTTGCCATAATTTATTTATTTTATATTAATATATTTATACATACGTATAATTTTTAAAATGTTGCTGAACATAAATGGGTTTTGTGGAAAGGGCACCAATTACAATTATTATTAGGGTTGTCAGGGGTTGGAAGATGATTAACTTCAGCATATCCCTTTTGATCAAATGCTTTAGTAATAAATTCATCTAAAGCCTTTGTAGCCCTATTCATTTTTACTTTACCTGAAGCTGGTATGAATTGTTGTATTCTAGGAATTACATAATCCTCGCTTTCATAAAGTCTACGTTTGACTATAAAAAACTCAATATCTATATTTTCTAAAGGTACATTGAATGTTTCACTAAAGAATTTTTTATATAGAATTAATTGAAATTGTTTGTCTTCATCTTTTTTTGCCTTCGCATTCCATCCAGATGTTGATGTTTTTATATCAAGTATATGGAATTTATTGGTTGGTTCATGGTATAACACGACATCCAAAAAACCTTGGTATAATACGTTGTTATAACGTTTATTAGGCGATACCATAATTGGTACCTCACAACCTGCAAGATACCAACCACGTTTACTAAAATATTTACCTCTATTTTTCTTTAAATAATTAATAATAGTAACTCCATCGTCATAAAATTCTCTCAACTGTTCAGGGGTACTGAAGTGTGTTTCTCCATTTTTTTTATACTGTTTAGCATATTCTTCCCTTAAACATTCTTCAAACATATTTACAATATCTTCTCTATCAGCAGCTGCTGCACTTTTATCATACATTACTGTCAAATAATGTTGAACTGCTTCATGTAAAGCAGTACCAAATATTGTATGAATTGTTGGTGTGTACTGTTTATGGCCTTCTTTATATTGAAGTGACCATTTTTTAGGACATTGCCTAAACATAGAAAGTTGAGAAAAAGAAACATTTTTCTGATACCCGTAATTTAAGGGTTCAGGTTTATAATTTCTAATCTGTTTTACTATTGATGGAATTTTTTTAGCCATTATTTTTTCCACTTGTTACGTCCTACTAGCAAACCAATTATTCCATAATTAGCTACATCAATGAACGTATCTTCCATTCCTTCCCCCTTAACAAAATTTTTACCATTAAGTAAAAGATTCTTTAATCTAGAGATTTTGTCTGTAAGTCTAATTGCTAAGCCTGTTAGGGAGAATTTTTTATCATCTTCATTATTCAAAATATCACCACCTAAAGCAATGTTGTTTAGACCATAATCCATATGTTTAGCAGCAAACATTTCATACATTTCTTCAGTAATTCTTTTAAATTCTTCAGATAATTCTGGGTATTCGGTTTCAAATAATTCTACGGTTGGGGATGTTTTTACAGCCTCAACTGTTTCTTTTCTTAATTCGTATTCTTTAATTGCGTTACTCATTAAATTACTTTTTTATTGTTAAAATATAATTTTAAAGTATTAATTCTATCATCAGCATCTACTAACATAGTAAGAGCTTCTTCAGCATTTTTATAAAAATCTTCAGTTGAATGATCTCCAATACCTACAGCTTTACTACCTAATAAATTTAATGATAACATGGCTTTTGATTTATCAGCTTCAGCTGATTTCATAAGCATATCATATAATTCTGGACTCATGTTTTAAATAATTTGGTTATTTCTTTTTTTTCTTTACCTAATGAAGTTAGAATATTTTTTACTTCATTTTTACCTATGATGTCAATATAATGATCTGCTTCATGGGATCCAACTTCAAAATAATTAGCTATTAATTCAACTAATTCTTTGTTTTTAGATTTTGTTTTAGATTTAATATATTTGTT